ATTGAGATGGATGAACAAGAAAAAATAGTCAAAAGGATAAAAGAAAAGATATTATGCAATACAGAAATGAACAACCGTGACTTTGAATTTGCAAAACTTAATGCCAATTTGTTTAAGAGTATTAAATTTATTAAGAAAAGAAAGGCAAGGAAAAAATGTCTAAAAGAATGTCGAGAGAAAACCAAAAATTAATTTACTGGTTTATAGACTGCTACGCTTACAAGCTGAAAGGAGTAGACATAAATTGGCAGACCAGCAAGCAAAAGCCTGCCATTTCCGACTATTTTTTATACAAGGCAAAGGAGGACTTGAAAAAACTTTACATTAAGCACAGCGGCAAAAATATAAAGGGATATGAGCCTTTCAGAAATATGGAGAGTAAGCTGAAAGACAGAATTGGAGATATAATTGACAAGAATTATACAAAAGAAAGCAAAATTAATATAATCACAAATGATTTAATGGATTTTGTAACTGATGAGATTCAAATGTTATTTATTAAACTGAATGATACTTTTAGCTTGGCACTTAAATTAATGAGTAATGTCGAAGCTGTGGCATTTACTAATTTCCTGTTTGACTATTTTTTGCAGAATGATATAGCAATGTGGGAAGAAATGCAAACACTATATAAACAGCAGAATGAAGAAAAATATATTTATGCAAAATTAAAATATAAACGTTGTGCAGTATGCAATAGAACTCCAGTTGACTTTGAACATTGGCAGTCGGCTGGAAGCTTGGGAGGTTATGCGAATGATAGAGGACAGGGAAGATATATTTCGCTTTGTAGACAACACCATACCGAAAAGCACGATATTGGAGTGGAAGCATTTGAAAGAAAGTATGATGTGAGAGGTATTTGTTTGGGCGATGAACAGATAAAGGAATTGAAAAAGACTTACAAAAATCATTTTAAGGCATTTAAGGAGAAATAAAATGGCAGAATTAAAAGAAGGTATTTTGAAACTTTTAAAGAACTATGGAATGACTGACAACAAAGCAGAAGAATACTACAAAAAGCAGGTTAAAGAAATAAAGAAAGTTGTTGTAAAGGAACACGTGGAACAGTTAAAGCAGGAGTGTGTAGATGTGCTGGACGAAATAAATAAGACTGGGGAAATTCCTGAACTTATATTTTAAAGTTCAGTCGCAGAAAGTCGTTTTAATTAGAAAAAAATAGGAGGATAAAATGAAAATAGCAATATTGTTAATATTATTAGTACCAATTTTATTTTGGATTGTATTTATTTGGACAATATTTGAAAATGCAGTAGAAAGAATGAAGAATTATAATCTGCTCGGAATGTTAGCAAGTTTAGGTTTTGGGATACTTATGGCTTACGGATTATATGAATTTTTATTGAAAATAATAGATCCAGGATAAACCATATTGCTGAAGTCAGCAAAATGGTATAAAAAACGTTTGGATGATGTAAGGAAAACGATAAATTAGGAGGATGAAAATGAAGAAATTATTATTAGGAATTGCAATTTTAGGATTATTAGGAAGTTGCGCAAGATGGGAAGACAGTCAAAAAGATTGGAAAAGCGATACAAGTGGATTAAAAAGAACTGTAACGGTTTATACTCTCGACGGGAAACTCTTAAAAGAATACAAAGGGATGATAAGAGTAAGGGATTCGGATAATAGCGGTAGAATATCATTAAACTTAATAAGCGAAAACAATCGCAGAGTTACAATTGATAATGCGATTGTAATAACAGAGGAGGAATAATGGAAATAATAATGAGAATTTTAAGTGCAGCAGTTACAATATTTTTAGTTTTCTTTTTAGTTAGTTATCTGTATGCTTTAGTTGAAGATGTAAAGAAGAAATTAAGAGGAATAACTAAAATTGATTATACACCTTACAATGTAGCGTATTTTTTAGTATTTTGTTTTTTTATTTTTCTGGTGTTTTATGCAATAATAAATTTGATTGTATTTTTTGCAATTAGAGTGTAAAAATATTATTTAAAACAGTTGCAAATATTGATAAAATAAGGTATAATTAGGAGGTAATGTGAATAACAAGGAACTTACACAAGAAGATATAACAGAATTATTAAAAGATGAAGAAATTTTATATTTACTTGAGGATCTAAAAAAAACTAAAGAGCGTCAAGAAGATATAAAAATAACATTAGTATTAAAAAAAGGTAAAATCACTGGAAAAGAATATACAGTAAGAAAATTTAATAATAAAAACAGGGCAAGATAAACCTCAGATGAGTGAGCCACTGAATAGATAGATTAGAAATAGTCTATTTGTTTAGTGGCTCTTTTTGTTTTTAAGTATAAAAATAGCAAAATTTATATGAAAGAGATGATAAAAATGTATATTAAATGTGAAAAAATTAAAGAATTAGCAAAAAAAATAGAAAAAGAAACATTGAATGACTGTGAAGTAAAATATGAAGGAAAAGAGGATGAACGCATTGAGATATGGACAAAAACTTATGAGTGTTTTTCATATACTTCTAAAAAAGGATTAATATTTGAAATGCAAGATGGTTATTTAACTGAAGAAGAAATAGAGTATTTATTTAATGAATATAAAAAAATAAAAGAAGTAATTCAAAATTTTTTAGAACAAAAGGAAAAATAAAATGGGTATTATGATAACTATAATGGGTTTTATTATTTATATCATAGTAATGTTGATAGCATTTGAGGTTATCAATTATAATTTGAAGAAATATCTAAATGAAAGAATAAAAAGAAGTTTAGAGTTATTAAATAAATTACAAGATATAAGTAAAGATATTGACAATGAAATAGATGGATTAAAGATAATGATATATGATAAGTATCTTGATAGGTGTAAAGAGGGGATGAAGAAACAGAGAGAAGAAGACAAAGGATTAAGAGACAAGCTAACAGAAATAGAGAGCAAGCACTCAAAATAGTGAGCATATCAAGTCAAGGTTAAAGTGAAAACAAAGAAAAAATGAAATTTTGATTAAAAAAGGTACTTCTGAGAGGTCAAAAAAGAGCGAACGGGTTCGAAGCCCCAGAAAAAATATGTGTGATGACTTTTTTTTGATTAATGTCGTGTCGGAAAGGAATAGATAAAAAATGAAATGAAGATAGATGATGAAACAATTGTTAGTTTAAAAATGCTAGCAAAAATGATAGGTTTGAGCGAGAGACAAATACAAAGGCTTGTTAAAGAAGGTGTAATAAAGAAAAACGACAACGGAAAGTATTTATTAGTAGAAAGTGTGCAAGGGTATTTGAACTATGTAGAAGATAAAAGCAATACAGATGTGGATTTGAAAGAAGAAAAGATAAAACAGGAAATAAAAAGGCTTAAAAAAGATACTGAATTAAAAGATTTAAAAATAAAAGAAACTAAAAATCAATTGCATTTAGCGTCAATTGTAGAAAAAGTAATGACTGATATGCTTATGAACATTAAAGGAAAGTTGCTTTCTATATCTAGCAAGGTAGCACCAGCAGTTATTGCTTCGGATAATCTCGGGGAAATTCAGGATGTTATTCAAGATGAAATATTTGAGGCTTTAGAGGAACTTAGCGAATATGATCCAGATATATTTAAAAATAATAAAATTTTTGTAGAAAATGAGGAAGATATGGAAGTGAAAGTTGAAAGTGAAAAGAGAATTAGAGGAAGACCTAAAAAGAACAGTTAAATTATTTAAAAAAATTGCCTTAGTTTTAAAGCCACCACCAAAATTAACAATTGATACTTGGGCGGATATGTATAGAGTTTTATCAACTAAAAGTTCAGCAATTCCTGGAAAATGGAAAACTGACAGAGTGCCATTTCAAAGAGAAGTAATGAGGGCAATCTCTGACAAAAATACAGAAAAAGTTGTGATGATGTATGGTGCCCAGTTGTCAAAAACAGAAATTCTTATGAATACTGTTGGATATTTTATGGATTATGAGCCGTCTCCTATTATGTTTTTAATGCCTACTAAGGACATGGCGGCAGATTTTTCAACGACAAGGCTTAATGATATGATCCAGTCTACACCACAACTACGTAACAAAATTATTGAAAGTGCTGATGCAAGAGATACGAAAAGACAAAAAGAGTTTTCAGGCGGATACATTGTTTTAACTGGGACTAATTCAGCTTCAGAATTGGCAAGTAGGTCAATTAGGGTTCTATTAGCGGACGAAATTGACCGTTTCCCTAGAAGTGCTAAAAAAGAGGGAGACCCATTAAATCTGGCAATCGAAAGGGTAAAAACTTGGCCAAACAGTAAAATAGTTTTGACAAGTACACCAACAATCAAAGGCGGAAGCAGAATAGAACTTGAATATGAGAACAGCTCGAAAGATGAGTATTACATTCCTTGCCCAAAATGTGGTGAAATGCAAACTTTGAAATGGGGAAATATTATTTTTGAAGATGTTACACATAAATGTGAGAAATGCATGGAAACTTCGAGCGAATACGAATGGAAACGAAATCTTATTAAAGGTGAATGGAGAAGTACCAATCCTAATGTAGACCCACATGTTTCAAGAGGATTTCATGTATCGGAGTTATACAGTCCGTTTACTAAATGGGCTAGCATAATTCGTAAATTTAGAGCAGCAAAAGGCGATGAATAGCTTATGAAAGTATTTGTAAATACGGCTCTTGGGGAATGCTGGGAAGAAAAGGTTGAAAGATTTAGCTTTGAGGAAATACAGGCAAGGGCTGAGGATTACGGCGAATACTTGAATCATGAAGATGGAACTTATGAGGAAGTAGAAATTCCTGACAAAGTCAATGTGCTTACAGCTGGTGTCGATGTTCAAGATAACAGACTTGAAGTTGAAATTGTTGGATGGGCAAAAGGTGAAGAAAGCTGGGGTATTTATTATAAAGTGATTATGGGAAATCCTGCTTTGCCTTATGTTTGGAATGAATTAGATCAAATTCTGATGAAAGATTATTCATATCAGAATGGGGAAAAAATAAGAGTTGCTTGTGCTTGTGTTGACACAGGGGGACATCATACTGATGACGTTTATAGGTATGTAAAAGCAAGGGAACAACTGAATATATTTGGTATAAAAGGAAGTGGAGAAGCTGGGAGACCTCTTATTTCACGACCTAGTAAGAACAACAAAGGAGGAATTTCTTTGTTTGTCTTGGGAGTTAATACTGGTAAAGATACAATAATGAGTAATCTTAAAGTAAAAGAACCAGGAGCTAAATATATGCACTATCCAAATAATCCTAAGCGTGGATATGATGAAATTTATTTTAAAGGGCTTACGTCCGAAATAAAAGTTGTTACATTTAGCAAGGGGCAAGCTAAAATCGAGTGGAAAACAGTAGGAGATAAAAGGAATGAACCACTCGACATTCGTAATTATGCACAAGCTGCATTAAGAATTGCTAATCCAGATTTGGATATTAGATATTCAACTGATTTGTTAAATGGATTAAGAACACAGAGAGTTAGTAGAAAAAGAAAAATACTGTCGAAAGGAATTAAGTAAATGGGAAAATCGAATTATTCAAGAGAATATATTTTAGAAATGATAGTTGAATATGGTAAAGCTGAACGAGCAGTTTTAACAGGAAAAAGCTATAAAATTGGGACAAGAGAACTTACTCGAATGGGAATAGATGAAATAAGAAAAGGGAGAGCTTATTGGGAAAATGAATTACAAAAATTAAATAGTATTGGAAAAAGAAGAGTTAGAAGAGGTGTCCCTCGAAATCTTTAAGGTTAGAAAAGGAGGTGTGCTATGAATTTAATTGACAATTTAGTGGCGGTATTTAATCCGCAAAAAGGAGTAGAAAGATTTAAAGCGAGAAGAAAACTGGAAATTTTAAATACAGGATATTCTAATCACGGAGCTTCAACTACTAAAAAAGCAATGATAGGTTGGCAGAGTACTGCGGGCGGAGTAAAAAAAGATATTTATAAAAACCGCAAGAAATTGATTGAGCGTTCAAGAGATTTATATATGGGAACTTCTGTTGCAACGGGAGCATTAAAAACTATTAATACAAATGTTGTAGGAAGTGGATTGAAATTAAAAGCGGCTATTGATAGTGAAACAATAGGGATAAGTGATGATGAAGCGGCTAAGGTAGAAGAATTGATTGAAAAAGAATTTGAACTTTGGTCGAAAGATAAGATTGATAATTTAGGAACTATGAATTTTTATCAAGTTCAAGAACTTGTATTTTTGACAGTGCTACTAAATGGAGAGTGCTTTATAAAATTAAATTATTTTGAAACACCTAAAAATCCGTATAGTTTGAAATTGGAAATTTTAGAGCCTGATAGAATTTATACTCCTAATAATATGCTTTCGGATAAAAGTGTAGTTGAAGGAGTAAAAATAGATAAAAACGGTAGGGTTGAAGGTTATTATGTTTCATCTGAACATCCATTGGATGCAACTGGTGCAGTAACAGAAAAATTTATTAAAGTTTATGGAAGTGAGAATCAAAAAAACATAATTCATCTTCTTTTTACTGAAAGACCTGAACAAGTAAGGGGAATTCCAATATTGTCACCAGTCATTGAAAATTTAAAACAGCTTGGAAATTATACTGAAGCAGAATTAATGGCTGCTGTCATAAGTGGATTGTATGCAATTTTTATTGAAAGTGAAGCTGATAGTCCGAGCGGGGCTGATGTTGGAGAACTTGAAGCGGTTGAAAATGATTTGCTGGTAGATTCAGAAGATGAAACCACTATAGAACTTGCACCGGGAATGATTGCTTCACTTAATCCAGGAGAAAAAGCAAAAGCTACTAATCCAGGAAGACCAAATGCACAATTTGATCCATTTGTGACAAGTATTTTAAGACAAATAGGGAGTGCTTTAGAAGTTCCGTATGAACTTTTGATTAAGCATTTTACGGCGAGTTATTCAGCGAGTCGTGCAGCACTTTTGGAAGCATGGAAAATGTTCAGAAAAAGACGAGAGTGGTTTTCTGAAAACTTTACTCAACCAATTTATGAAGAATGGCTAAATGAAGCGTATTTATTAGGGAGAGTAGAACTTAAAAATTACGGAACTGATTTTCTTATAGATAAAGCTTGGTGCGGTTCACAATGGAACGGACCTTCGCAAGGGCAAATTGACCCATTAAAAGAGGCTAATGCTGCTGTTATAAGAATTAATAATGGATTATCAACTAGAACTAGAGAAACAGCAGAGCTTAATGGTGGAGATTTCGAACAAAATGTAAGAATTTTAGCAAAAGAAAATAAATTGTTAAAAGAGAAAGGAGTGGTAATAAATGCCGAAACAACTAAAATTTTGGAATCTAGTGAAGAATGATGAAGAAAAAACAGCGGAACTTATACTTTATGGGAGCATAGGAAGTGATGAGTATTGGGATGATATATCTGATAAGGTATTTAAACAAGATATAGAAAACCTTGGAGATGTGGAAAATATTACTTTACACATAAATAGTCCAGGTGGGAGTGTATTTAGTGCTGTAGCAATAGCGAATACTCTTAAAAATCACAAAGCTAAAGTGACGGCAAATATTGATGGTTTGGCAGCAAGTGCTGCAACTATTATAACAAGTGCTTGTGATACTGTAAGAATGCCTAAAAATGCATTGTTTATGATTCACAATCCAATTACTTTTGCTTACGGGAATAACCAAGAAATGCAAAAAACTGTGGAAATGCTTGATAAGGTTAAAAACAGTATTATTGAAACATATTTAAATAAAACAAAAACTGATAAGGAAACTTTATCTGAATTAATGGATAATGAAACTTGGATGGATGCAGAAACAGCTAAGGAATATGGATTTGTTGATGAAATTGTGGATGAAGAAGTAGGAAAAGAATTTGTAGAAAACAAATTAATTATAAATAACATGGCTTTTGATATTTCAAAATTTAAAAATTTTAGAAAAGCAAAAGGTGTAGTTATTAATAATAAAAAAAATACTAAGGAGGTAAAAATGACTTTAGAGGAATTAAAAAACCAATTTTCTGATTTGTATGATTATGTATTAAATGAGGGGAAGAAAATTGGAAAAGAGGAAGAAAGAGAAAGAATAAAAGCTATTGATGATATAGGAGTCAATAATTATTCTGAATTAATAGAAAATGCTAAATATGTTAATCCTATGTCAGCTAGTGAGTTGGCTATTAATATTTTGAAAGAGCAAAAAGAAGAAAAAGCTCAAAAGTTGCAAAATATTAAAAACGAAAGTCAAGATAATTTCATACCACCGGCTGCGAATGATGGAACAACATCTGGTAAAGAAGAAGAAAAGCGGTTTATGGGACTTGATATTATGACTATTTTTTCTAAAATGAATAAAAAAACAGAGGAGGGGAAATAAATGGATTTTGTAACAAAAGGTAATGAATATACCAGCGAACAATTTTTAAGCGGAACAGGACACAGATATATGGAGTTTGAAGTGCCGCAAGGTAAAAGTGTAAAAAGAGGTGATGCTGTAAATGCAACTGCTGAACTTTCAGATGGAACTGATTTATTTGGAATAGTTATGGAAAATGCTGACGGAACAACTGTGAAAACTAAAACAACTGTAGCTATTT